CCAGGGGGTGCCGGACAAAGAATCTGTTGTTCCAGATACAGATGTTGTAATCGCCTGATAATTTATATAGTTACCGGGGTTTTTATATATAAATTTTTGTCCGTCGCCGCTTATAGTCATTGATAAATCTTGTGTGGTTGTTACTGTGTCAAATACGCCATCTCCGTTGGGCACATATACCTTTGAACCTGATTTTAATGTAAGTGTACCATTATTCAATTCAAGTTTTATATCTTGTGGTATTTCAGTTATGCAATTTGATACATTGCTCGACCAATCTGCTATGTTTTTTGACATTGGAATCACACTTTCCCAATGTGAACCATCATCAATATAATTTGGATTTGTATTAAAATTATATGTATTATTCGCAATCAATGAACGAACCAACTTAAATTCTGTGGCTGTTTTATAACCCAATATTGCATCTTTTGGATATCCACCAATCGCTGATGATACATCGGCTCTAAATGTTTCAATTCCACCATTCTGATTGAAAAATATATATCTGGACAGCATATTAAATGCACCATTAAAATCTGCCCTACGTGGTGCTTTTCCACCATCTGCTATTCTTTCAGAGCATATCGCAGGAAATCCTGTGGATTGTGACATTTGACCTAATGATTGGTCATTTGTTGATGGAATTGTATTTTTTTCACCGTTTTCTGCTATTGGTTGTGTTAATACATCGGGTGTATTCAAGGAAGTTGCCATAAATTATTCTCCTTTCCAAATATTTGTTTTGATTATAAATAAAAACATAAATAATGTCAAACTATCACAATTGTCTTGACTTTTTATATATTTTTTATACTCTTCTGTATAGAATATTTTCTCTGACATAAATATTCTGTTTGTTAATTGTTTAATAAAAGCGACTCATTACTGGGTCGCTTTTTTATTTGAATTTATTTTTTATCAATTATTCAATATTTTTATCTGATTCATTAAATGCAAATTCTGGCATACCATCATCGATTGGCTCTTCAACAGCCTTATTATCTTCTTCTATTTGCTCAACCGCTTCAATTTCAACCGCCTTGTATCTTTCTTCTGGTGGAACATCTTCTTTGGCAGATACATCTATAATTTGTTTCCCTTTTATAAAATCTGTATCATCAATGTCAAATGCTTTTTGCATTTCTGGCGATTGTGGCAACCATTTCGATAATCTACGGAATACGGTCTTTTTTGCCATTTCATCATAATCTGTAACCCAAGGCCCATTTCCTGATGATTTACTGCGTTTGCGAATAGAATCCACTTCGTCTTTGCTCATCACTTCACATTTTTTTGTGCCATCCTTAAATGTCACTATTGCGTAATATGCGTATGCTTTGCCACGTGGCTTTTTGAAATCAATACGGTGTTTTTCAATCATACCAATATTATATTCAAATTCATCGTTTTCACATACTTTATCTGCATGAATATTGCTTATTTTTCCAGACCGCATAGCCAATTCAGCAATACCCTTATAATCCAATATCAACTGAATGTCATTTTTATATGGTATTAAATATGCACGTCTGCCATCTGGCTCAATACCCAATTCTGCACATTTCATAAATTGTTGTGCCAATGATGCACGTCCGTCCTGTGTTTGTAATGCATCAATCAATTTTGGCGTTTTACGCAAACAAGTCAATGCAACACGTGCAAATCTATCTGGTGTGCATACTTTTGGCAATACGGATATCCAAGAATCTTTTAATTTGTCCACAAATACAGATGCGACATCCGTTTTTGTCGGTTCTGTTTTTACAACTTCATTTGTCATGATGTTTTCTCCTATTTTTTATTTATAAAATATTGCTTTACGCATTGCATATTATAACATAAGATTATAATTAATCAAGAAAAAAATGCCCCCAGTAGCCATTTGGAAAACCTGGGGGAACAAAACCAGCGTGCTATCCATCTTTTTCAATAAATGCTTGACATTTATTTAAAAGCATGATAGGTTTGCTGATGTAAACCAATATGATTATAACCAGTCATTTGGAAATAGTCAAGTTTTAGTTTGCAAAAAAGTCGTCTTTGTGCGACTGTCGCTATTCGGAGCGATTTACAGTGAGGTTGCAGGCAGGTTTTCTTTCTTAAATCCTGTGCAAATTCCCGATAGCGATGCCCAAATACTGCATACCTGCAAGATAGACCGTGGTCAGTCACTGCCTAAGGTCTCTGCGTAATCTGGGGATTGTAAGTTTTCCTGGGATTATGTAGCCGACGTTTTCTGTTGGGAATACAGAAAAAACGCAAACGCTGATGATGCTTAGAAGGGCGCCCGAAGCATCGATTGCATGAAAGGAAAGAAAAAGAAATGCAATCAAAGCCTTGTGGATAAAAACTTACCAAACGTCTATCGTGACGGCTCATCGGAGCAAACAAAGGGCTAGCAAAGACCATAAACGAAACGATAAAAAACCTGTGAAAATAACGGGGTAAAAGCCTACTGGCGAAAGCAAACAATCTTCGTTCAGGTCTATCGGAGCAAATATTAAAATAATACCATTTTGCTGATGACAGCAAAAAGGTTGCTTATATTGTATTATAAGCAAAATGATTAGTGTATAATAAAATGTAATCTATTTTACACAAAAATAAGTTAAAAAAATTATAATTATTTAACATGTTTCAAAAATAACTATAAAAATTTAACATATTTTATATTTATGCCAAGAAAGAACCTTGGTCAAATGTGGATAATTCCTGTCCATAAAATCCAAATACTTCATCTGGTGGAACTATTACATAATTTACTTGCACGCCTGCTGGAAGTGGCAAAAAACCATCTAATTGGATTATAGCCATCTCTTCGGCTGTTGGTGTATAATAAAATATCACGTTCATTGACATATTGTGATAATCAATCACAAATGCTGGCTTGTCTGGAAACAGATAATCCAAATACTGATTTATTGATGGAACAGAACCATTGCTGTTCATCAACATTATACGCCCTTTGATAACCGTTCTATACTGTTCATCAGTAAATGTTATTGTCTGTCCGCCACTTGTATATTCGGGACGTTTTACACCAACAAATGAACCCCATAAATTCAATCCAAATGTATCGGCTGTATCAATATTAAATACATTGGTTGTCCATGATTCAAAAAAATCTGTAACGGCACTTTTATAAAAGTCTTGTTTGCCTTTTAATAGTTTTTTTAATTTTTCCGCTTGGTCATATTGCCATAAATAGCAATTCCCCAAATCTCTTAAATTAAAATCAACATCATATTTTTTTGCCATATTATGCCACCACATTTACGGTTATGTTTGATTGACTGATGTTATATACCTGTCCAACTGTGCAAGTTAGTTCTGTTGCCGCTGGTGTTTGTCCATGCAAAGCAATCTTTACGCTCTTAACGTATATTTGTGGAATTATATCAGATACACCAGCACCTATTTCAAACGGACTGACGTTTTGCCCAATTTTTAACCCATCAACCCCTGTAACTTCTCCATTTGCCCATGAACTAATCGCATCTTTAACCGCTTGTGTTAAATCACTTCCTGTATAATTATTTTGCGCAACATCTATTTCAACATCAAAGGCTAATTGTTCAGGTCTATTAAATGTCACTGGATATTGAACACCATAAGCACCATCAGATACATTTACCGTCACGCTTTGTCCCGATATTGTGGTATAACCACTTCCAGAGGATTTTTTGGTTAAAATTGCTTTGGCAATATCATTGTCGGTACCACCATCAACCACAATCAATATACTATGCGCTGGAATTGTTATTCCTTGATATGTAATTGATGAATTTGAACCATTATCATATATAAATGATGATTTCACATTTTCTATCTGGTTGATAGCAGAGCGCATCGATTGTATCAATGATTCACCATGGTATCTTGAATTTTTTATTCTTTTCTTATACTCAAAATCAGATTCTTGTTCAGAACCAATAACAGCCGCAATCGGATTGTTTATTGTTTCCCAACCTATAATCTGAGATACAATATTCGTCAATGTGTTTGTGGCACATGGTATTTCACCTGCTTGTTCTGATAGAAAATATGCCGATATACTACCACCAGATGGAATCGTTGTTTCATTTTCAAGATAAAATCTGTCACCTGCCTGTGTTTCAGCAATACTTCCCGCAGGAACAACCGTATTTGCCACACCTGTTATTGTAGCCAATACACGTGTTTTTGTGGCACCAAAACGCTCAACATCATAAAACATACCAATTGCATCCAAATATTGCCCTGTTGCATAATCAATATTGATTTGATTGGCTATCAATGCGCATAAACCGACAATCTGCTGTCTTGATAATGTTTCCATTTCAATCAAACGCCCCTGCGGTGTGCTGGGTGTCAAATCTAAATCTGAACCAAATGCGGACAGATATTCGTTTTCAACGTCTGTTTGAACCGCATCCACATCAGGAACTATTAAACCCTGTTCGGTATTATATTTATACAATTCAGACATAGATTATTCTCCTTTGTTTATTGCTATTGTCCCTGTGCCATATTTGGTCAATATTTCCATTTCATATGTCAATATGTTATTTTCTATCTTTGAACGCATTGAATTTACACGAACAACCCCGTCCACCTTTTCGGCTTCTTGGATCATATATCCTTCCCATACCGCAACATCCGGCGATTGTATCTGCAAGATTGTTTCAAAATATGGAATTCCAAGAGTTGTATTTAATTGTATTTCGCCCATCAATGTACGCAAAGAATTTTCAACGACATTCAATACCGCATCAATATCAGAGCGGGTCGCAATACTATGTGTTCCATCTAAATACAAATCGTTGTTATTAAAATCTGTCGCAAATGTTTTCATATTATGACCCTGCTATTGGCGGCCCAGATGGCGGTGTTGGAGCTGGTGGTGGCACTAATGCCGCTGCACCAGTTATCAGGTGAGTATGGGTTGACAATGCGATGCCATTTCCTGTCACTTCCCCTGATACCGTCAAATTCCCTGTTATTTCAGTTTCACCTGTTATTTTACAACTGGATGCTGTAATTGTCAAACTGCTACATTCAGCCTGAATATTACCGCCAGTCTTGATTTTTACCAACCCGTCCGATAATGCTATTCTTGTGCTTCCGTCTAATGTCTGTATTAAAAATGCATCATCATCGCCAGATTGCACAGTAAATCCTTTAATTTTATCTGGCATGAAAAAACCAAACGCAAATTTATGTGTGCGGTACGTGTTCGGATTCGATACTTTTAATGATTGTTTGAATAATGTAATATCCCTGTCACTGGCAATAATCCAGCCCGTATCACCCGCTTGTAATGGTGCAGATATAACTATTCCACCACCACCAAAAACATGCACAGGAAGTGTCAAATTTGCCCTTTGTATAGGCTCGCCATCTGTCCCTATCATATTTATTGCAGGCGTTACAACAACCGTATTCGCCGTTCTATCATGAGATACAACCACCGCAGGCAATACTTTCTCTAAATTCAGAGAATAGTTTTTCAATACTTCTTCAAGGATTCCACTAAATGAACTTTTATTTGATTCATTATAGTTAGGAAGTTGCGTTTGCCCTGACACTTCTCAGCCTCCTTGCTTTTATTTCGGTATAAAATTCATTCCCACGCAAATCACCAGAATGTTTTAATTCATATATGCAATATTCACCACTTGCAGCAGGAATAGATGTCGATTCAATATATATCTTTTGCCCAATCTTTATACTATTGTCCAATAATATCTTGCATTCAATACCTATTGCATCGGGTTTTGGTATTCCTATCATGCCAGATGTTTCATCAATACGTCTGATTCCGACATCTATTCTGGGCTGTCCTTTATCTTGAACAACCAACACCCCATCATCTTCATAAACCAAAATATCACAAATCTCATTTAATTCTTTGATTAAACGGGTTTTTCCGCCTGTGAACTCAAAATCAGAAATCGTCTTTGTGCATGTGGCCATATAATTTAATGATAATTCCAAAAACCCCGCCACAGATGCACATATTTCCTTTATACTATGCGTTCCAGATATAACTGTGCTAAGTGGTGTCTTGGCATTATAATAGCCCGATAATGCTTTACATTTTAACCATACATCAGGCGGATTTGACGGCAATGCTTCCACTATGTCGCCATCGAATATCAAAGACACACCTGTATCTTCATATCCTGCAAATATACGAATCCTTTTTCGTTGATTGATTGCTATAAATTGACTTGTATATGTCGTCAGATATTCAATATCATCTTTTGTCAGATTGCATATATCAATGTCGGCTTTGTTCATTACAGCCGATGCCAATTTTTCAACAGAAAATTTTACTTCAATCCCATCCAGTTCTTTTAATCCTGCTGGTGTCTGAAATTGAACAATTATCTTTCTATTTTTCATTGTATATTCAATTCCTTGATTTCTGCATCTGTCAAATATACTAACTGCTGTGTCACCCCAAACTTCGTATAATACGGATAATCATTATCCATACAGTAAAACATAAAATTACCGCCCTTGGTTGTATATGCATACGGTATCAATAATGTATTGGCGCACACTCTTATTCCATGTTTTACAACGGTATCATCAATAGTTATATCCGCAAGGGTTATATCATGAAATGAACGCAATTTTATTGTATAACGAACACCATCGATTTCTTTTTCAAACTCTTGGTTCGGTATCTGCTGGACATCTATCTGTATCATGAGAACAACCCTTTTATTCCATTTACACCCTGTTTCAAGATGCTTGTTTTCTTTGTATTGTTTGTATTATTGATACCAACTTTCTTTGTAGTGCTATTTTCTGCATTTTTTAATTGACTTGGTTGCAATTTTATATATTTCGGTTCAATTTCCATTACTTCCTTAAAATGCAAATCAAACACAATTCTATCAAAGTTTTCTGGCTTTTCTTCGTGTGGCATAGCCTGCAAAACCATATTATTATACCAACCAGCCTTTGTTTTTATGCGCAATTTCGGACTTGATTCATATATTTCTTCCAATTCATGATATACTGATTGATATATGTAATTTGGCAAAGATAACCTTATATCAATCTCTGTTGGTGTAAATATTTTATGGTCGGTTATAACTGCACCAGATTCAATCGGATGTTCGCACATTTTTGAATCATCTACAACATTACAGGACATAATACTTGATGCTAATAGAAAATTACCCGCCAAAACCTCACGTGTTCCATTGTATATTGCTACATTTTTTGTGTCTAGGGCTAATCCTATAACGTTTAATACAAGATTGTATGATAAAAAGTTCATGCTACCGTTCCCCCTGTATTCTGCTCTAATACATAACTCATTTCAGATGATAATGCACCGCCAACGCCTTGTGCTATTCCTGTCGCATCTGTCGCCTGTGTCTGCACCGATATATTCTCAATCTTGATATTATTTGTTCCACCATTGTTTATTGTGGACATAGATGCAGATGCTAATGGCGTTTGTGTCGATGCAATAGCCAACTGTCCATTTTGAATAACATTCATTTCTGTATCGCTTTTTCCACCAATAAACGGTATCCATCTTTTGATTTTATTCCATTTTTCAATTATCCAATCAAATACTGCCGTTATTCCTGCAATTATGTTTTTCCATATATTTTTGAAAAAATCACCAATGGCATCACCCACTTTCAATATCCAATGCCAAAAGTCAGTAAATAAACCTATTAAATCGCCAATTACAGATTCACCACCTTCCAACCATGTCATAAAATCATCAACAACTAATCCTATCGCCGTTCCAATCGCAGCAATAGCCGCAACCATAAGCCAAAACGGTGCTGTGGCTATTATGCTTTTGATAGCAATAACACCCAATGCTGCCGATATTGCCGCCAAGAATCCTAACACAAAACCCTTGTGTTCGGCTAAAAATTGAAAAAATCTTGATGTAGCACTAACAATCTTTTGTATTACAGGCAATAATGCCCTTGATATAGTCGCCCATACCTGCGCCAATGATTGCTTTAATTCACGCAAAGACATCTGAAACTTTCGACTGTTCTCAATGTCTTCTGGCGAATATACAGTATATTTACTGGCTTTTTCTAATTCTTTGACTAAATTACCAACCCCGCCCTGCAATAATGCTATTGTGGACGGGTCTAAACCCAATTTACGACCCAAATCTAATTGTTCAGCACTACCCAGCGTTTCCATGCGCCTTGCGATGTTATATAACATCTCTTCGCCTGTCGCCAAGCCGTTTTTGCCTTGTAGATTTATTCCATATCTAAGTGCCGCTTCTTGTATTGCACCACCTTTGCCAAAACGCAAATCTTGCATCTGTTGGTTTAATGTTGCAAGAGTGGAGGCAGCGGAGGACAGACCACCCCCATAATTCTGCAAAGCAATCCCATATCTTTCTAATTGCTCTGCACCTATGCCGGCATTGTTTGCCATAAGCAATAATTCTTCCCCCTTACCGGCAAATCCGAATACTTCCGATAGAACCTTTTTGAAACCAATATACGTACTGATTAAGCCTGTCACAGATTTTGCCAATTTGGCGGTAGATGCATCAAGTTTATCTGTCCCGTCTTTGGCATTCTGTTCTTCTTTGGTCAAGTCTTGTAATTCTCTCTTGACCTTTTGTGCGCCTTTGGTTTCAAACAAAAACGAAAATGTGCTTACTATACTCATTTTTTTCTCTTTGCCTGTTCTATCGCCTTGTATTCATTATACTTTGGCACAATATCTGCTTCCCATATCATGAAAGCATCTTCTAACGAATATACTGTTCTTAATTCGTTGAGGGTTGCTTTGCCACTTGCGATAATTGACCCAACAAGGTCGTCAATATTTCTGAACCCTTCGCTACGGCACGTTTCTCCAACGCTGTCAAGAAAGCGGAGGCGGTGCCATCCTTGAAAAAATCATAATTATACACAAACATTTCTTTTTCTAACAATATCAATGCTTCCGCACTCGGAACATGATTATCTACTAATGTTTGCGTTTTTAACTCTAATTCTGTCCCATCATCTAAAACAACCGCCACATAAGACATTAGTTTTAACATGATTTCTTGGCTGACAGCGTAATCACCAATCTTTGGCAAATTAGATGTCGGGTATTTGAATAATACTTCTCTCGCTACCGTTGCAGGCATCTTTGAGATAATGTATTTTTTACCCTTTACTTCGATTTCTTTTGGTTCAATCATAGTGTCCTCCTTTCTATGATTAGTTTAATTTGTTTTCAAACACGAATTTATACGGTTTGGATTTGGTCTTACCGTTGCTGGCAATTCCGTTCATTGGCATACCTGATACAATCGCCCCATTTGATAACATTTTCGTTGTTCCATCTGGGTATTTTGCAACCAATGTAACAATATCTTTCACAGATACTTTGTTTTTGGCTACACGATTTGAATCAAACAATATCGCCAAGTTTTTATCTTCATCCGAATCTGGTATAACATTCAATGTTATTTCGATTGGTTTTGGTGTGCGCCAGATAACCAAATCACCATTTACACCCATCGCCCATTCTGCAATTTGCAATTCTGGCACATCCAATGGATCTGCATCATCCGCAAATGCACTTATTTTTATCCCAGTCGGGAACGTTGGTGCAGCGATAACCGTTAATTCTATTCCTGTTCCTGATACATCTGCCATATTTTCCTCCTTAGATTAAAACATCCGAACCCGTAACCTTGCGGATACTGTCGCCCTTGCCATATATCAACATATAGTCCACTTTATATTCTGTCAGACCGCTTTGTGCATTCTGATATTCTTGAACTACTACATCTAACCAGCAACCGTTGCTCTGGACTTCACGCCATGCATCTTCATTGTTGGTCAATGATGTGATATATGCTTTTTGGACATTCGTCAAATTCTTACCCGCTTGGATCGTGCCGTTCATTTTGGCTTCTTCAATAACCGCAGACATTACACCACGAGCCGTATTGCTACCATCCGCATTTGCAGGCAATTGTTTCAATGCAACCAACAGATTCATAAATTCTGTCGCAAACGCATCTTTCAACCACATTTCATTCCAATATACGCCAATGTCAGAGATATCACCCTGCAAGACACCACGTTGATAAAATGCGATGTTTTTACCTGCCTGCTGTGTAGCACCCAGATAATTGATTTTCTTTGTATCATACAAATCAGCATTTGTATCATCGGTTACTGTCGGAACTTCAGCATTAAATTGATTAAACATGAAGTTTGTCGCTGCCGCTGGTCTGCTGTAATTGATACATGCACCGATTACCATAGGCATAAATTCTGCATCGTCGCCACCTTGCCCCAATGTCAAGCAAGCACCGTTTTTACCAGTGCAAGCATCATACATGTCTGTATAATTTGCAGGTGTGCAGGCTTGGCTATATAAATATGCGACATTTTGTGCCGATGTCCATGTGGCAACTTGGCTTACTTGGTCTGCTGTCAAGGATTCAACAAACGCAAATGATCCAAAGTTATTGCTCGTATTTGCAATACGGTCTAGTGCTTCTGTCAATGTTTCAGCCGCACATCCAACAGATACAATTGGATTTGTAGCAACTGACCACCCGATAATATCTTTGATTGCCGTCCCCGAATCAGCATCTGTCGCAGCAACGATGTCCGCAGCACCAGTCGCACCACCAGTCAAAACAAATGCGCCATTTGTAAATGTTACCGTTGCGCTTGTCCACAATGTGCTTCCTGCTGTATTTGCACGAATTGCCGTTTGTAATGCGCTGGCCACATCTGCCAAACTTGTAGCAGATGAAAAATTCAAGCCTGTCAATGAATAAGATGACCCACCCATTGATATTTTCATAGAACCACTTGTAATTGATGTAAAATCAGATACAGTCGGTGCTGTTTTTGTGGATATCAATTGTGGGGCTGTCGCTTCTGGTGTATATCTAGCAAATGATATTTTATCTGCTTGACGTGCATCTTTTGATACCCAGCTGAAATACTTTGATGCAAAGGCATATTCTGCACTTGTGCTACCAAAATGTATTCCGACATTCTTTAATGCAGTGGCTGCACCGCCACCAAATTCCAAAACGCCCTTTGTCGGTGCTTTGGTGTTTGTCGTCATTAAACGTGCAATCAACTCACGACGACCTACTGCCGCCGCTCCGCCAACACCCGATGTAATGAGAACATATCTTGATTGTGATATTGCCATTTTTATATTCCTTTTATGTTAAAGTCATATTGTGCGGTATGCCCTATCTCACTATCATCATTTTGTAATAAAACGATTGAAAAGTCAAACGAAGGCAATTTTTCGTATAGGTCGTTGTCCATAACAGCCGCAGGTTCTCTGAGTTCCTGTATCCGATAGGTTTGGAACCCTTTTTCTTGCATCGCCTTGACACCGTCAATGCTTTGCAGGAACGTTATAAACGAATTGAGAACATCACCGCTCGTCAATTCATTTGTATCACTTGGATTGCGTTTTTTGAACGCAGATATTTGAAATAATATCTCTTGGAAATATTGTTCACTGTGAATCATCTTTCCAGCCGTCTGATTCCATTTATTACGGTGCGCCTGCCAACCATACCGTCTCGATGCAAGTCTTGTAATGTATATTGATGAATCTTGCATGTTTTCAACTGTCGGTTGATTGCCTTGACGAATCTTCCAGCCAGTTATTTTTTTAACTGTCAAGATATTATTTAATATCGTAAAGACATCAGCCCAAATTTGATTCTCTGTTTTGACCATAATCTTTGTCCTCTACAACTATTACTTTGCACCAGCCGTTATAAATTTTCCAATTATTGCTTTTTATAACAATCCATTTTTTACCATGAAACGTCAATCTGTCAGGCGTTACCTGTTCTGCTGTGCCAATTATATGCGCTGGTATATTTACAAGACGATAGTTTTTATTCATATCAAGCCCAAATGCCTGATACATTTTTTCGCTTATATGCGCTTGAATACTTGCTATTGTTTCAACGGGGTCTGCGTATGTAGATACATCATACCCAATGGAATTTGTGGTATTAGCAGTCCACTTTTCAAATAAAATCTTTTCTGGTGGAATTACCGTAAATGCCGTCAATAATAAATTATCCCATAAACTCATATCTCTTCCACCTTGTTATTTATAGACGCAAGCATTACACCTGTATCTATCAATGGCTTTGCAATGCTTCCTGTGGGGTTTTTCTTGCCCATACGGCGCATTCTTGCTTTTATTGTGCTTTCTTTTAATGGCGGGGTCATTACAGATGATATTTCTTTTGCTATATCGCCCTGAACAACCAACCCCAATTTCGCCATAGCCTGTGTCAATGGCATCCCCGCATCAAGACACTTTTTTATTTCCTGTGCCAGTATTGCATCCCACTTATCTTTATTATGAAACTCTGCTGGTCGCATAAACGGTCTTTGTGGAATGCCTTTCTTTGTCCCGTATTCTTGAAAGAACGCAACCATTGCAACAGGGGTATTATCATCATACTTTGATTCTTCAAACCAACCAACTCGCACTCTGGCATCTTTTATATTCCTTGCAGAATTGCTCGCCAGTTTTATTTTGAGTTGTGTTTTCATATTTAATGCCTCAATATGCGTTGATTGCTTCCCGGGAAATATAAACCAGCACCAGATTTCGCCATCAATAATGCCAAATATCTTTGACCGTATGGCGTTAATCCTAACCAATATTGAAACTGTGTCCGATTTGGCGGTGCTACCAATGATACAGATACTGCATCAATAGAAGTAGAAGCAATCTGACCAGTGGCAGTTTGACCGTTTAATATACGGTCTTGTAATGCTTGCAAATGGCAAGTCATCAATTCTATACCAAGTTTGCGACATCCATTACGAAGCGGACTATATATATTACTTGTGCTAATGTAGCACATGGCTTGATTTAGGAATCCCTGCAAACTGGCATCCGTATATTTTTGTACATCTGCAAATTCAGGAAAATCTGCCCTGATGTCTGCAACTGTTACGGTTATCTGTGTCGTCATGCTTCTACCCCTATTTGATTCTGATTATTTTACAACCTTAGGGGCTTTTTTGCCCTTTTTCGTATAATCTGAATCTACTCTTTGTGCTGACGCATCTTTCTTTTCCATGTGTTCAGCAGTTTCAACATGCAGATTTTCATCTGTTGATACACGTGATTTGGATACTGTGATAAAACCATTTGCTTTGTGCAATTTGAACAAAGGATGATTTTCCAATAATTCCAATTCTGCATCTGATACTTGTGTCACAACCCCATTTGGTGTAGCCAATAGTTTTTTATTCATAACATTGGCACCACCGTTGATTGTGATTTCTTTATCAACAACAGATAAACCACCTGCTGTCTTTTTATAAACTGCATACGTTACCGATGCGCTCATTGTAGATGTGATATAAGGCATATTGTCCTCCTTTTTATGCTTTATCGATTAAATACCTGTGTAACGAACCACTGCGAATGGTTGTGCAACCAATACACCAGCCGTTGCGTTGGAATATGATTCAATAAATCCTTTGGATTTCTTTTCAACACCCAACATACGGAATGTATCTTGTACATATTGATTGATTGCTTTACGCCCACCAATTTCTTCTGCAAACAGATAGAATACATTGGCACCACCATTGGCTTCGCTGAATTGTGGTACAGATTCAATACGGCATTTCGGATATGTTGCTTCAATCCATTGTTTGACAGATTGTGAACCCAAAGAGTTCATTGTAGCCAACATATCAATGCAGTTATCAGCAATACCCAAAACAGAAGCATCTGCGTATGGGTCAAAGTTAGAACCTGTTTTCACACGCAAAGCACTCATCGCTGTTTTGATATCAGCAGTGATTTCATTGAATGTTTTGCTTGCCCATGTGGTTGAAGCAGCCGAGCCAGTAGCAACGGATACATAAGCATCCAAATTAGCATCGTTCAACAAACCATAAGTGCGGTTTGCACCATTGTTATAACCGTTGAATGCGACATCATTCATAGCAATAGCCAAGGCTTCTGCGCTGGCAATACGTTTTTCAGCAGCAGAATTGATACGCATAGCAGCAGCACGTTCTTCTTCCAAAACGCCAACTTCGACATCTTCTTCAAAACGAACGATTGTGCGACGTTCAAAGTTTTGATTCCATTCAGCCAAATTGTCATTGGTTTTATCGCCGTATGGACGTGCTTGACCGATATGTTCCATAACTGTCGCAACGATTTCTTCTTGATGCCAAGAACCAGCAATATCACGACCCAACAATCTATCAGCAACTCTTGCACGTGTCACCACTTTGATAACGTCTGGCAAGAAATGCTGTAAGAATTGAACAGGTGTGGATGCACTTGGTGCCGTAACGCCAGCAGGCGCAGCATCTTGTGCATAACGCATAAATTCACGCATAACGCTGTCAGATGCGTTAATACCCAAATTAGACAAAGTCGCCATTGTGGTATCTTCATCCATAGCATAAGCACGGACTTTTACTGCTGGAATAGATAATTTCAAATCTTTCATCTTTTCCCCCTTATTAGTTTAATTCCAAGATTGACACTTCGCCAATAGCCGCATTTTCCAATACGAATTTGGCTCCTGCAATCTGAGTATGTGTGGCAGGAATTGAACCAGCATCAGCATAAGCCGCCAATTCTCCAGTCAATTTATTAAACGCACATACATAACCGATAGATACTGCTGTCGTAGATTTTACAACAACGTGTCCCATTGTAGCCAATTCACCAACAGAATTTTCTGCAACTTGCAAAGTAGCATCTAAACCATTGGTCACATATTCGTGTGGCGATACCAAAATACCAGCGAATATACCTGTGCCACCAGTTACTGCATCATGTGGATCAGAAGCAGATGTTGTGAAAGCACGACCAATAAATGGTGCTTCACCTGCATCAGAACCGCCAGAAAATGCTGTAACGGTATTTGAACTGCTTGTGAAACTTGCCGCCAATGCGATTGCATTGCCAGAAGCACCAGCAGATTTTGCAGTCAAATCAACTTTGCCAGACCCTGCTTCTGCTGATACATAAGCATTAGCAACTGTGCCTGTGCCATAATCTGTGCCTGCACCTTCGCCACCATTGATAGCAGCAACCAAATTAGCAATTGTGCCTGCTGCGTTTGTTCCAATTTTAACATCGTTTGCAGTAGATGCAGTGGACTTAAATGTATAAGTTTTATCTGCAACTGTCACGGTGTCATTTGCGGATGGGTTCGCACCCAAAGTTATCACACCCGCTGCCGCTACGGCTTCGGTTGGATTCGCATGGACTTTATATGGGGACACACGGCGAGCAGAGTCGTCATAAAATGTTCCCACCAATCCAAACGATTGTTTTGTATTTACACTTTTCTGCAACATATTTATTCTCCTTTCAGATATTTTTGTGTTCCCTTGTCTAAACCGTTGTTTTGAACGGATACAGCGGAGTCAAGTCCATACACTTTGTTGTTTTTGGCATTTGCCGCCAAGAACCCACGCAAAACTAATTCTGCTTCGTCTTCCGTGGCTTGCAAATTCAACTTTTTACAGGCATAGACCGCTGCGTCTTTGACTGTCATTTCGTCACAAGCAAATGTTCCAATCAATGGTTCAACTTCTTTGACTAATGCGTTGCGTTTTGCAATCATTTTGAGAATGGCTTTCGGCATAGAATCTTCGGCTTTTTTGGCTTCTTTTTCTTTGTCATCATCTTCATCCTCAGAATCTTTTTTATCATCCTTATCGGAATCATCTTCATCTTCGGCTTTCTTGTCGTCGTCTTTCTTTTCGGCATCATCTTCGTCTTTGCCGCATTTATCTTCAGCCTTTTTTTCTTCTTTTTCTTCTTCGGCTTCATCATTTGCGGTGCCAGATTCAGATTTGCTATATTCAGACTTTTCCAAGATTTCAGCAATCGTTTTGATTTTTTCTTCTTCGCCACCTTCAAATTCAGAATCTGGTTTTGCGGCGATAGCCATAATCTGACGAATTGCTTCTCTTTTATCAGTATCTGCCATCTTTGCTTCTCCTGTTGAGTTTAGAGAGTCATCTTCCCCGCTCTCTTTCGGGTTTCCGGCACCTGCCGAAATCTCTTTTGTAATGTCCAAGGAATCCATCGTTATTGCCTTGTCATATACACGAACATCCGAACCCATGCGACCATGATTTACCAATGCCACATGATTACCACGAATGTTCTCTTGAACTGCATCATATCTTTGACCGTTATAAACACCCTTTTCTAAACGATAATCACATAAATAACCCAATGATAATTCTTTCTTGCCGTTCTTTATCTCTTCCTGCAATTCTTCCGAATATATCTTAAAATCACCCGTCAGAACATCACCATTGGCTTTTACATTAAATAATACACCACCAGCAGGGCGGTCATCATATTTTGTGAATCCTTCGCCAATCATTTCATGTTCATCAATAAACGGAACAGCATTAAAACTTTCAATCGTTTCTGGGGATGTCAATTCTTCCGCAGGACGATATACCATGTATATTTTATCAGGTTCTAATTCTGGGCTTATTTGCTTCCCAAGATACGGGAAAACACCTGTTCGTGAAATGGGATTGTCTTCAATAAGCCAAAATCCATTCAAATCGATTGTTTTGCTCATATTATAAAAATCCTTTCCTTTATGCTATAATCTAACACAGCCGAACAAAAATGTCAAACTGGGTCAATCTCTACAATCGCTCGCATAACGCACTTGCATGATGGCAACTGAGCGGGGTATCCCCTTATTTCCTGTTGCTTGCCATTTGCTTCCTGTATAACTGGCGGTTTGTCTATGTCAAATATAAAACCATTTAATCCGTTCGGATGTCCGTCATCTTTGCCAGATACACCATCCCATTTGCGATAATGATATTCACGAACAGTATATCCGCCGCCAGAATGCACCCACTCTACTTTCTGTATGCCCGCCTTTGCCATATTACGCAAATTGATAGACATATATGCCTTTCTTGATTGGTCATTGGCGATTATATCTGCACGCCTGCGGGTCATTCCGTTATAATGCAGTATTTCCTGCTTTAATTGCTTTATACTGCCACCAGCCTGCATAGAACGAGCAACCGCCCCTGTTATCTGCTCAAAGTATTTTGATTCAATACTGCGTATCAATGATACATTTTCCATTATACTGGCTTTGATTACCTGTTCCATATCACGTGGAATAACCGAACCTGCCAATGATGGTATCTCTTCGTCATTTGGCATCAGTTTTTTCATTATTTTCTTAAACGATGAGCGGTTGTATTTTAATTGGCGCATAACCATACGCTTTGCCACAACTTCGCCCTGTCTGGCGAATATTTCACGGTATTTCTTTTCCAATTCTTTTAATTCATCATCCACATTGGAAAAAGCACCGTCAGTCGCAAATGTAAAACCGTCTTTGTTCTTTCTATACGATTTTACAATATTATCTGCGACATCTTTCAGCATTTTATCCACCATGCCCTTGATTTCAATACGATATTGACGTTCCAGCGCAGATGAATAATTAAATACATCACTTTTCAGGATTTGCTTTTTCGCCATTGTCTTTGTCCTCATCACCAAAGTTCAAGTCAATGTCAGGTTCTTCAATCTCTTCTGGCAGGGCTGAATATGGTGAACCATCTTCTGTACGCAATACATCACGTTCTTCATCTGCTGTCGTTATGCCAGCATTGATGTGATTTGCTGCCGTTTGAGATTTAATCTGTTGAATTTCCGCCGTTTCTTTTTCTGTAGGTGTGTCAATCGGGTTGAATTTAACATCCAAAGGTATTACACGACCGTAAGTTGACTTTGTGTATAATTCATTGTGGCGGTTGATAATTGGAATATAATCGTTTTCTTGTATTTCAACAAGTGCTTGTTTATAGTCCTTATCTTCAAATTCGCCTGTGCTATTAAATCCCTTTGGTGTAGTTTTTAATAACTTTGTCGCAGGCATACCCGCAATAGATGCAACCAATTGATACTGTGTCATTATCAACGCATCAAAATCAGATAATGATGTGTCAATCTGTGATACTGTATCCCCAGGTCTTTTTGCATATACACCAAAATTATCACGCAATTGTGTCAATGCCTGCATAACTTCATATGCTGCATCAGGATTGGCAACCATGTTTTCAATATCGGCATCCACAACCAGTAATCTTTTGGTCAATGCTATCATAGGTGCTTCATTTGCGACCTTTTCCGCAGCATATACACGTTCATATATCATCTGTGTCAATGGCAATCCACCAAAATAATATACAGGTTTTAATACATCAGATACTTCAGAATTGACCGTTTTTATAACCCAAGACCGATGAATACGCTTTCCGCCTGCCATTACATACCATGTCGGTTCATAAAAATGTGCGCTGGTTGGATCACCCACAGCATCAGAATCTAATTGCGGTGTCACCCAATATGGCTCTACAACGACCATTCCCTTATATGCGCCTTTTTTAACACCGTCAATATTATATGGTTTTTCCATGTCAACGCCATCAACGACAGGAATAACGATAGAATAACCAAATGTCTTTTTGTTTTCCGTCTGCTTTACGCAAATATCGTTTATCTTGAATTTCCGCCTGGATACATCTTTGATATCCTGCAAAATGTTTATATCTGCATCGGCATCGTCTTTTTCTTTATCTTCGCTATTTACATACGCAAGATTATAATCAGGGGCGATAGCATCTTTTGCAGGAATAGTGCATGCACGGTCAATAAATGGGTTTTGCTTTAATAATGCACACGCCTGCCAGCCGATAAATGTCTGATTCAAGAATCCCATCATCTGCGGTGGTATTTCATTGTTGAATTGACGAGCAAACGATATATCGCTATCCTGTGCGACTTTCTTTCCGCCTTTACCTGCAATCATAGGTTTAATATCTGCGATGGTTCGTGGGAATAATTGCTTGAATTTTACGTCTGGATTGACATCAAACTTGCTTATTTTTTCGCCAATAGCACGCAGAAATTCGGTATATGACACTTTCTTTTCTTCTGGTTTATCTTGCGCTGGTTGGTCAATAATAGGTTGTTTTGATTGTTTTTTGAATAGGTCTGAAAATTTCATAATAAAAACCCTTTCCTTGTAATGTTTATGATATTATAAACAATTCATTTGTAAATGTCAAAACAGCCCACGATGTAAATATGCTTCGTGGCAGGCATAACACAAGCAGTCGATGATATCATCGTGATTTCCTTGCATATCCGCAGTAAATGCACTTGTTTCTGATAAAAAGTCCCTTGTAATACTTGTGTTCTTTGGTGGCAAATATACGCACCCACTTGCCACAAAACCAATGATATCCATTACTCGTGAGTATTTGTCCTTGTCTGGTTTTACAGGTATAATTGGTATTCCACCCTTTCTACGAACAGATTGTATCAATCCAATACCGCTTGCCTTATCTTCAATATATACTGCGGACACCCTTCGATTGCCCAATCCATTTTTCCACTTGTTCCAAAATGCCAAAAATGTAGATTCAAGTTCTGGTGCTTCAAACTTATCGTGTATCATATCAAGTAAATACAGTTTGTCATCGCCTGTCTTGCCCCATAATGTAAATACAGTGAAGTCATTCCATTCATTTGTTTTCATCGCTGTATCAGCCGTTATAAATAATTTCTGGAACGATATACTTGAATAATCATCATAGAACTTCCAATAATCTTCCTTAAATACACCGCCACCCAATATAATCGGCTCTTGTTGATACTGTGCAGAAAATGTATAATTGTCCACCTGTAATTCTTTTATGCGTTCTGGGGTATATTGTTTGGGCAAATTGCAAATTCCGTTTTCATCTAATAGTGGAAACTTAAATACTTCATATCCGTATGTTTTTTCCAAAAATCCCGATAAATCATCAAGATGTAATCTCTGCTGAACACATAATATAGGTGCTTCTGGGTTGTTTAATCGGGACAATAAGGTTTCCTGAAAGTATATATGTGTCTTTTCTCGTATTTTTTCACTACGGACTTCTGTCGGCTTATCAGCATCGTCAATAGCCAAAAATCCAGTAAAGCCCTTTTTACCACGACACGCTACACCAAAACCTGTCAGAGCCGCACCGATTGAATTAAATAATACAATGCCACCCTGTGGAGTTGTTATCTTTCTTGTACTGAATTTTATCTTTTTTTCCGTCTGTTGCAGATAATCTTTCCAGAAATCATCAATTGGATCACTTTCTTCTTCTTCTTCTGCAAATGATTGTCCGTACATCGCCTGATATATAGGATTTTGCATAATATTAGCAATCTGCTGTGAAACGGTGGTCAATAATTCTTGGTTGAACGATGTATAAATAATCTGCGCATGTGGGCATATAGTCAAGGTATATACAACCAACCAAGTCAATACGGTGGTTTTACCGCTGCGGGGGCAGAGGTTAAGATTTAATCGTGTGGTCTTGCCGTCAATAACATCTTGAATCTTATTCAATAGTTTTTTATGCAATATTCCGCAATCAAACGGGGTGTTATTTATAACCCTGAACATATATCGAAGCCAAGGCTCAAACCCCGAATTGATTAAAACATAACCTAATGCATCAGGATCAAACATCTTTTATAGTGTCCGCAATGTGCTTTTTTATGTCATCCATTGAATCTGGTGTTATGTATTTTACCTTTGACGATAATTCTCCGCCCAGATTGATTTCCTTTGCCGGCTCTTGCCCTGTGTATTTGGCATAGGTATTCAGAAAATCTGCTATTGCCTTTGCAGGTTCTTTCTTGTTGAATACTTTATATGGATACGCATGAATCAATGCTTCAATCAAGGTTTTATCTTTTATATCAACACCTATGTTTTGTAGCATCTGAGCAAAGGGTGTTTTTTCTACTGGCAAATTGCCCAATTCAGTAAATATCAGGCGCAAATCTTTACGCTGTTTATATATGCCAGCGGTCGCCTGACCACCCTTGCGCCCATTCTCTGCCTTATCTTTGGTGTCACCTTTTTGATATCTAACAAGATTATCTATGTTCGGATGTGGATTTGCCATAGTTTAATCCTTTTGTATTAGTTGTTCAAAAACAATATCACGTGGCAAAATTCCCCGACAATAATATCCTACTCCAAAACTCGGTTGGTTGCCACAATTCTTAAATTTTACCCGTCTATCAAATAACATCAATTCTACCCCCCCCTAGCAAACAAGCGAAACGGAGCAGAATCGTTCAGCCAAGTCATTGGTAATAATAACGCAAACGGTTTTCCCAACGAAATAACTTTTTCAACCAAGATTGCTTTATTATGAAATGGTGGATTACTTATTAAAACATCAAAATCGGGTATATCTTGCGCAAATAATCCATCACCAAAGTCATAAAAATTTTGTCCATCGTTTTTATGTGAGTATATAACATTAAATCCCGATTCTTTGAATATTTTAACATATTCTGATTCTTCTGTGTCAAATGGACACCAGATAGTTTTGCCTTTGAATTTATCCAGATATTTTAACAAAGGCAATACCGCACAAGGCGGAGTATAACACTCATCGTTGATATGCAAAGTTTCATAAATACGTTTCATCATTTCAGTTTATACCCACAGTTTGGACACACTTTCTCTTTTTTTTCGTTTTCAACCACATCATCAAGGTTTGTTTCTTCTGTTTTTTCCAATACTTCCATCCCAAAATCTTCCATATCCAGCCCGAATTCGTCAATCAATACGCCAAGATTGTCGTTATACCCTGATACTTCTACCAGTTTATTGGAAGCGATGACCAAATCTGCTTTCTGCTTTTCGGTCAATCCTTTCGGCGCATATACGCAGGGAACTTGTTCCATACCTAATTTCTGTGCAGCCATTAAACGCCCATTTCCCGATAATACTTCCATTGTTTCAGGACAGACCAAAAGGGCTTCACCCCACCCATTCCTTTGAATTGATTTAATAATAAGTTCTATATCCTTATCATCATGGTTTTTAGGATTCTTTGCGTATGGTTTTAACTCTTTAATGTCTAATAAAAGACATCCAGTCGGTGTATTTATCATAATTTTTGTCCTCCGATTTGTTTTTACTGCATTAAAACACGGTTTAATAATGCAAAGTCATTTTTCAATGTGCTTGATATACGACCCAATAAATCATTATCACCCGCATCTAATGTTTCGTCTTTCAATGTTTGTTCAATCTGATATACGGCTGTTTTAATCAATTCTGCCAGTGTAGATAACTTTGAGATGGTTTCAGCATCATCAGCAGGCAGTAATTCAATCGCCTGTGCCATGATTGATTTATGCGTTGGGACTGGCTTTTCATTATACATAAAATAGTTTTCTTTGATTTCGTCTTCATAATCATCAAGATTGTCATGGATTCTGTCCATCAAAAGATGATTTGCATAGAAAGAATTTCCTTTAACTTCGTAATGTAAGTCCTTGGAAAGACCCTTTATTGTTTCAAGATATACGAGTATTTTTTCCATGGTTATTTTCCTTTTTTGTCCTTTTTACCAAATGTTTTATCAAGATTATACGTTATCATATCATTTATATCAAATTCTACTTCTTCACGTATAACCTGCAAATATTCATGACAGGATTCTTCGGGGATTTTTGGCAAACGTTCTTCACATCGAACCCGAATCTTGTGTATCAATCTTTCAAGTAATTGTTCCGCTGTAAGTTCGGGTTTTTTATTCATGTTTGCTCTCCTTTCCTTTCCTAATTATTGTATATTGTTCTGTTTATTATAAAAATCAAGCCAGACACGAGCAATAACCAATACGCTTTCTGGTATAGGCGATTTCTTTAATTCATAAAACGTCAATGTCATTGGTGCTTTATGCAGAACCTTTTTCGCAAACATCGGACGTGAATACCCCAATGTTTCACGTATAACCTGCAATTCCGTTTTATCTTCCTGTCTAATCTTTGTCGGTTTCATCTACTATTTCCCTTTGATTTTTCTAATATACGCACAAATAAATAAACAAATGCGCTTTAATATTGAAATACGTTTAACTTTAATCTCTACTGGAATATCTATTTTATCCACGCCAGATTTAATCGCTTTGTCTTTTCGCACATATACAATAGGTTGACCAATCGTTATTCCATCGGTAGTTTTTACCCGTATAACTTTATATCCACGTGATTCCCATGTGCAAATAACCTGTGTCAAACGCCACAATGCTTTCTGCGATGGTTTATTGTGTCCAGTTTCCCATGATGCGTATGTATTGCGATTAAAACCCGCAGCATTTGCCAATTCTTTTTGACTTACTCCATGCTTTGTACGCCACTCTTTAATAAATTCAATAGTATGTGCATTCATAATGTTCCTCCTTTCTGTTTGTTATAGTTTTATTATAATATCATTTTGCTATAAATGTCAAATGTATTTTTTCAGTTTTCGTTCTATAATTCGTACCTTGATGCATTTCTTTAATGGTTCATCACGATGTGTGATCCAATCAATAAATCCTGCTATAATATCAAATATCATTTTCTATCCTTTATTGTTCTGCTTGTTCGTGAACATTACCTATGATTTCAATATTGTCTTCACTGTGTGTAAATAGAATCATATCATCCGCTTTTGTTTTTACCAAGAAACAATCTCGTTCCCACACAACAGTTCCTTTGTATATTTCATCTGAATCAACATAACCACCATTTGCACCAACAGAACCAAATATTGTAATTTCAACAACATCCCCTTCATAAATCAGGTTTCCGTTTTTATCTTTTAGACCTGTACACATTTCAATGATATTATCATGGAATGGGGCTAAAACTAATCCGCTTATTTGGTCTATTTGGACACAAACATTATATTGTGGGTCATCATCATAATATTTTCCATCAGGATTCCATACTCTAAATTTTAATCTGTCCAGGTTCATTTTACATCCTTTTGTTCTACATCAAATAACATCTTTGTATTCGCTCCAAAACTCGTCTGGTGTTTTCACTTGCGCGGTCCCTGTGTGAAACCTTGGCAACCAATAACTTTTTGTTTCTTTCCAAGAATCTGTTTTGGAAACATAATTGTGATTGACTTCTTTTTTTAACCAATCTTTCTTTTTAACCTGTTTTATCAGTGTGTTTTCAATAATGGCTGCCTGTGCGGAATATGTATGAAACATAAACGCTTTCTTTGTATTGGGTTTATGAATGGCATACGCTGTCAACTTGTACGCTTTGTCATCCAGTTTAAGCATTTCGCCATACATACCTTTAACGAGTTTTTCCAACGAGTTATTATTCATTGTTGTTCCTTTTGTTCTGGTATTTTTGGTATCAAAAATAATTCCTTTATATCTGCGTTAAAGTGCCGACATAACATTTTTAACGCCTCAAGACCCGCTAGCGGCATTATACCTTGATTGTCTGGCACTTCTTCAAAAACAACCTCTAACCTAACTCCATATTTCATCACTTAAATCCTTTTGTTCTAGTTCTTGTAATGCCATTTCAGCGGTTGATATAGGTGTGCATCTGTGGTTTTCTACAATTTCGTGCAACCACCATAAAGCCCTGTCCAGTTGTTTCTTTGTGCGGTCATAATCATCTACAAGGTCATCGACATCGCACCACTTCATCATACCTTCTTCGTCATAAGTGTCGCTGTTTCGAAAGTTCCTAAAAATCATATCATTGTCATCAAACCACCCAATTTCGTAAGTTCTATTTACAAAATCTTTAATGATTAAATTATTATCGGTGTCGGTTATTTCAGATGGTTTATGCCAAATATCTTTAATCATTGTCGCCTCCCTTTAATTCATCAAGTGATTCACCTGCTATATTTTTCATTCTATATACAGTGCCTAATAGGTCGTTGTTATTTACTATTGTGTAATGCACTGCATTTAATCCGCTAGTTGCAATATTTAATTGTTTTTGTAGTTTTTCCACTTCGTCTTTTAGGTCGCTGTTTTCTTTTTGCAGGTAGGCAAGTTCGCCTATGTCTACCTTTTTGGTTTGGTGCAGACGCATTTCATTTAATTGTGTCAATAAATCAAGATGTTGTTCTTCGTGTTTTTGCAATTCGTTGACAGCATCTACAAGTGCATTATGTTTTTTTACCATAGTAAGGAAATTATCTCTTAATGGGTCTAATTTTTGTATTTCCTTTGTCATTTTATTCCCCCTTTTTCTTTCCCAGCAGAAAATATCTTTTGAATTTTACCGTTTGCCCATATCTATTGGTTGATGTTTCCCACATGTCTTCAATAATCCAACCACCGCATTTCAGATCACTTACAATCTTGCGTAATTCGGTGGTTCCAAGTTTGTCAATGCATTCTTTGACGGTCAATCCGCCACGATGCTTTTGCATGTATTCTAATACTTGTGCTTTTACTCTAATGTCTGTATTCATTTTTTTCTCCTATATTTGCGTGAATCTATCGTTCACAGTATATATATTATAACATTATAAAATAAAAATCAATAACTTTTTTCATATTTGTGGCAAAGGTTCAAAATTCGGAATATCTGCCCAGAATTTCAAATAACAATCATACGAGCAGAATGTTATAGATTGCTTTTTTCCGTTCTTTAATACATGAATTGATTTTTGTGTTGGAAATATCTTTCCACAGTTTTCACATATCATATATTCTCTCCTTTGTTTCATAATTGATTTGCCGGTTGGTTTTTATTCCAGTCAATAACCATTTGTGCATCATCTGGAATTGGCAGGACATGAATACTGTTTTCAATCTGAAAAACGGCGTGCGTTCCTGCTATCTTTATGAATTTTACATCTATTTGCTTTTGCATCTTTCCTTTCCTTTGGGGTTGTGATGTTATTTCTTGCGACTTTTCAATTTCGTGTTTTTCAATGGCGATAATGCCAATTCAACAGGCCAATGTAATTTTTCGATCCGGCTAGATAAAGTCCCAATTGAGAGACCGAGATGTTCCGCCCATTGTGTGAGCGTCTTGCGTTCGCCGTTATGCTCGATAATATGATTCGTTCTCTTATTGTTCGCCTGTGTTTTATAATCGACCCAACGACAATTTTCGGGGCAATAGTTCCCGTTAGTGTCGATTCGGTCAAGTGTCAATCGTTTCCGATATCCATTATGTTCTGACCAATCCTTGAATCGCCCAAATACAAGCCAATCGTCGCATATTGTGATTCCACGTCCTCCATAATCTTTGTATCTGCTGTTTGTCTTACAGAGGCAACGCCCTTTCATAGATTGCCATACGGCGTATAGGGGCGATATTTCGCCGATACAACCGCCATGTCTGTAATTTGGATTGTTTGTATTAAAATGATTGTGCATTATCCCTCCGTGATTTAGTCGTATCCATTCGTCATATACCAGTTAGAGTATCTTATAAGTTCTCTTTCCGGATATGCTGCAAATATGTTTTTATCGTGTGTTTCGTTCCAATTTTCAAGTTTGGTTTTTATCATTTGCATATTGGCGTGCATAATCGACTTGGCAGCCTCTTGCGTTTCATCCTCAACATTTGCAACGCATATCTTGTCTTCCTCACCGTCTTTATTGCTCTGTATGATAAATACAAATTCAACTGGCTCTTTTCCATATCTTGCTTTCGCAGCCTCGCAATAAAACGCTGATTGTATTGGATATTGTAATTTCTGTCCGCATCTCAAAACATCTTCTATTGAACTGCTGGTCTTATAGTCGATTATGACTAATCCGTAGGGCGTGTTTTTATATGCGTCAATTTTCGCCTTGCATGGTAATCCAGTCAATTCGTCCGTCCAAGCAAACGGAACCTCGCAATATGCGTCCTTGATTATTTCACGAACGACCCTGTGTTCCATCAAGCAAGAAAGCATTTTCCCTGCTTTTTGATATTCATCTGGCGATACAATTATCTTATCGGGGTATAATAACTTTGTTTCTTCGTATTTTTTTGTTTTTCTGGTCTTTGTTCCCCAGTCCATGACCATAAAACGCTTTTCAAATTCGCTTTGTTCAAATAGCATACAATGTGCCATTTTACCAAATATCAGCGCATCTGTTTCGGTTGACGGTTGAAAATCAGGGTTGAATACGGAATTTTTCCAAAATTCATACGCACCGCCTGTCGCATATTGTTTTATCTGGGATGCTGATAATGCTTTATATGCAAAATACTGTTCTTCTGTTTCAAATTCAATTTTGTTTATCATGGCATTATTCCTTGTTTGCTAAATATTCTTCTGCATCGGTTGCGGTTTCAAAGTTTGGATCAGGTTCAATTTTAATAACTGTTTCAACATTATTTCCCAACTGTTCCAATCTGAATTTTAAACCATCCAATTTTTCGCACATATCTAAATACGCATCAGGTTTTACATCGGCGCACAAACATATAACTTGGTCATTTCCAGATATTAAAAATGCTTTGAATCTGTCACCTTCGATAAAATGCTGTTCATGTATTATTTTAATTTTCATCTTTTTATCTCCTATTTTTTGTTAAATCTTGCTATCTTTTATTGTTTTCTGCATCTGGACATTCATCAATCCAACCGAAATACCAGAACCAGCCACGCACCCATTTAATAAACCCGATTTTTTCTAATACCCAGTATATTCCAGCGCACACTATAAAAAATGCCATAAAAAACGTGATATAAACTAATAATAAAAAGATTGTTTCTAATGTTGTCATAATATTTTCTCCTATATTTCTGTTTGTTTTGTTATGATTTGCTCTCATAACACTGTGTATTTTATACTATAATATTATAAATGTCAACAAGAAAATTTAATTTTTTTCATTTTTTTATATATCAAGTCGCAATTTGTCACCGTCTTTATTATAAATTATCAAAGCATGTGGATATAAAAATATTTGATATTCTTTTCCATCAAGGACAACCGTGTATTCGTCATGTTTGTTTTTATTTGATAATTTTCCTATTTGCTTATGGTATATTAACTGCATGATTTAATCCTTCAGTTGTTGATTGGTTAGTTGTTTGGAATCTGTTTTAAGATGTGTGCAATCACATCCACAGTCCAGCCGTTGCCAATGGCTTTGTATCGCTGTGTGTTAGATATACCAGAAGTGAAATTATCTGGGATCGTTTGCAAACGTTCGCATTCCATAGGTGTCAGTTTGCGAATAATGTAATCGCCGTCTGGCAGATCAACTTTGTATAGACCTGTCTTTGCGCCCCCGCCGCCACCGTTTGCGTTCAGACATACGGATTTGCCACGGACAGAATAAATGCGATTTGCTTGTCCTTTGCCCAGCCCATCAAGTTCGCCAATACGAACAGGTTCTATGATATGATTATTTTGTTCCCAAGAACCGCCGCTTGTTAGTGTTGGGGCTTTGTCTTTTTTTATGCCACCGGGATTATAGCCGTGTCCTTTTTGGATAATAACAGGTTCGGCAATCAAAGGATTATTTCCACCACCACAACCCATACTGGCAGTTAAGCATTGTGTTTTTTCTGTTTCGACTGACATAATCTTTCCTTTGGTGCCATACTTACGGAAATAATTATCAATATTTACGGCCACCATTGAATCAGTTTGAACACTGGTCAATGAATTTGCTTTGTTGTCATTTTTTGTTTCAAGACGTTTGTATTTACCAGTATCATCTTCACGTGTCCGCATAGCACAAGGCACAGCGACTAATTCTCTATTGTGTTTTTCAAGATTATGCTCTAATGAACCACCTTTATAATAATTTGCATCTAAACAATATGCTTTCAGATTTCCTTGGTTTTTCTTAAAATATTCTCTTTCAGTTGTGCGACCAGCGGAAGATATTACTGCGTGCGATTTGTCGCCCCTAATAACTTGTCCTGATTCCAAAATATCTTTTAGTAATATACCTTTGTCCTGTGGTTGTTCTACGTGCCAATTTGTCCAGTAATACCGTTTGCGTTGCTGTGCTGACACCAAAGCACTGTTTATCATTATACATTCTGTTTCTGGGTATATCTTACGTAGTGTTTCGGTTATCGCATCTCGGTCTTCGTTTCGCATACTGGCTACGTTTTCAAGCAAGAACCATTTTGGTTTGATGACTTCCAATGCTTCAACATATTTCCAAAATAGCCCAGACCTAGCACCACGCAACCCTTCACGATTTTGTTTTGCAATAGATAAATCTTGACAGTTATGAACAATATAATTATCTGCAATATAAGTGTGGTCATCAGCGACTTCTATATTATAAACATAATTATCTTCAATTTGTAATTTAGATTGAATCTTTTTTTCTTTTACCCATTCTTTTGCGTTTGGATAAAAACGAACCTGATAAGTATCGTGTTGATTCACCATCCTGCCTTGTATAATATATTTTTCTGGTCTTTTGTTAAAATAAATATGGTTTTTACATCCTAAACTAGACAGTAATAATTGTAATCCTAATGCTAATTTTTTGCTTACAGTTGTGGCTGTATAACCATCCTTGTATTTGTTGCCATCACCATCCATATAACCCTGTAAAAACATCTTTTTTATTTCTGTTGGACAAGAAAATATTATTTGTGGAATTTGTTTGTTTAACGCACCTTTTCCACACTTTTTACATAATTCCATAAAATTTTTATCTATTAAGGTATATTTTGTTACGTTTTTATCTTTGCTTTTAATAAAGTGTTTATCAAAAGTGAAAAATTCAAACTGCTCGTTTTTGCCCTTTCCCACACAAAATACTACTTTATGATTATATGAATTTTTGCGACCTGCACGCAAAGAGTCTATAACATATCCGTCTGCAACATAACGACCAAGTAAATATGCATCTACCAAACTCATATCTTCGCCTAAAAAATTGGTTTTAGCAGCAATAATAAAATCGCCTTTATTAAGTTTATCGCATTCAACAAATTTTTTATCTGTTAAAAATGGGTGATTTCCAGTTGTTAAAATAGGCAACATCGTTTCTGCTTTCAATTTTCTGCAATTGTTTGCCCACCGTTTGCCAACCGCCAATACAGGTTTATATCTGCCATTATGAGTTAATACCATATCTCCAATCTGTATGTCTTGAATTGGAACATATCCTTTGTCTGTAAAGACCATAGTATCTGCTTGAAAACAAGGGCTTCCGCCAATAACCATATCAATGTCTAGCAATTCCAAATAATTTAGTTTAGTGACATCACCAATTTGAATTGTGTCTGGGTAATTCTTTTGTGCGACTTGTATGGCATACTTGTCAATTTCGCTAGCGTAGTATTTATCAACTTTTATACCAGCACGCTCTAATGCTAATCTCCCACATGAAATTCCATCAAACAAAGATAATACGTTCATCTCTATACACCTATTTGTTTAATCCTTTATTTCATCGGGTTTGAATAGTGGTGCGAAGTTGCATTCTGCACAACACCATGATTCAGATTGACAGAATCCATTGTCGCCTGCCTTTATTGTCGTTTTTACACATTTGAATTCTGTGACTTTCTGGCACTTTTTGCAATATGCTTTCATCAAAACCCCCTTTTCTTTTTGTGGCAATAAACGCATTCTTTGCACAAACACCGCCAATTCCATTTCCATTTGTGGCATCCGCACCGACATCTCATTTTTATAACTTTATCTTGTTCTTGGCCTGTTTTAATCCAATTTACCATCCACGATTGTTTTTTCATTTTTCTCTCCTTTTTGTTCGTTTTTATTTACAAATTCCAATACTGGTTTCCAATCTTTTCTGCGCTGGGCAATCAAAGACGATGACAAAACCCGAAGCATTGTTGGCATTGTGCATTTTTTCAAAGTTTTTTCCATGATGTCTAGGCTCAAGTGTAAAGAATATATCTTTTTCACTTTACTTACTTCATCGCTGAACTACTGTTCTGGCTCTGTAAGCATTTATGGATGTGAGCTACACCCAAATTTTTCAAATTAATTGCAGCATTTTCATCACGTTCAATGGTTGTTCCACATTTTGGACATACCCATTTTCTTTCTGATAAAGATAAGTCCTTATATTTATACCCACATTTATGACAGATTTTACTACTAGCAAACCATTTATCAGCTTCGATAAAGTGTTTTCCATACCAATCACACTTATATTTTAATTGATTTATAAATTGTGAATATCCTAAATCCATCACACTTTTTCCAAGTTTTAATCCTTGAGAAATTGCTTTTAGATTTAGTGATTCCACAACTATAACATCATTGTTTTTTACTAGCTCTGTGGATAATTTATGAGAAAAATCCTTTCTTTTGTTAGATATTTTCTCGTTTATAAAGTTGATTGATTTTCTCAACTTTTTACGCTTTCTTGAATTTTTCTTTTTTCTAGATTCAAGATGTTGTAATCTTTTTAACCTTTTTTCATGTTTCTTGTAAATCTTAATATATGCTGGTGAATTACCTTCATTATCTACAAAAAAGTTGGTCAAAGACATATCTAATCCTATAACTTTGGATTTTTCAGATAATTCTATTTTCTTTACTTCTTTAACTTCTTTTTCAAATAATACTGAGCAATAATATTTTCCTGAACAAGAACAAGAAATAGAAACAGAACATATTTTATCTTTATTGTCAAAGAATTTAGGATTAATACCACATTTTACTATTCCTAATTTTGGTAGTTTAATATGTTTGGTGTCTTTTATTTCTATAACACCATTATTCATGGAAATATAACTTCCACCATTTTTCTTTTTCTTGAATTTAGGAAAACCAACTAGTCCACCCTTTCTTCTACCAGATAATGATTTAAAGAAATTATTATATGAATTTTCTAGGTGTCTACGAGATTGTTGTAATGCAACTGAATCTGCTTCTTTTAAAAAATCATATTCTTGTTTATATTGTTTTTCAGTTTTATATTTCCAACCATATATTTCTTCTTTATTTTCTTTATGCTCTTCAAATACTTGTTTTCTTTCTGCTAACATATGATTATAAAGAAACCTACAACAACCTATGGTTTTATTGATACCAAGTTGTTGTTCTTGGTTTGGATATATTCTCAATAAAACTGCATAATTTCTTTTCATACTATTATTTATCATCAAAAATATTATTTTGTCTTTATTATATTTATATTAAAACAAAAAGTCAATAATTAAGATACATTATTTGCACTTGAGCCTTGTTTTATATCTTTCATAAGTTCTTTTAATGCATCGCCCAGTGTATTTTTCATTTATTTGCCCCTTGGTTTGTATATTTTTGTGGTTTGGATATATTTACCGTTTTTTCGATAAATTCGTGTCAGCACGTCTAAAATCGGTCTTTCTGTGCATGATAATAGATTCATTGTGTTCTCTCCTTTGTTTTATATCTTTCATAAGTTCTTTTAATGCATCGCCCAGTGTAATTATCATTTTGCTACTCCAAGTACTATATCTGCTTCTGCCAGTAAATTATCGCCATATTCGAGCAAACAATCGTGATACAGGCGTTTTATTGTGTCAGTGCATATATCTTCTGGGATGTCGGATAATTGCCCACCACGTTTGATAAAAGCCATCATACGTGCATGTGCTTCTTTCACTGTTTGTTTGCGTTTTTCTTCTCTGGTATCGATTTCATATTCTTGGCTTTTTTGAATATCTTCAACAAATTCTTTTTCCCAATCATCAAGTTCAATCTGATTTGATTCCATAGGTGTACCTGTTTCAGGATCATACCCCCAATCATTTATGGCACGTTTTCTAAATCCTGCTATCATTCCAAGATATAAATCCTTGTCTTGAATCTTGGTAAGTTCGGATTTTAACCATTTCCATGCAGAAACTTTATTGTTTACCATCTATTTCCCTTTTGTATTTGTTGATGTTTGAATGTGCGTAATTTATCCCTTGTCATCCCATCTATAAAATTTCCTGTTGTATCACATAAAACATCTGTATATTCATCTAAATATTTACCGTTGTCATAATAACATATTGCACAGGCGGTTGATGTGCTTCTAGATTTTGCAATTCGTATATATGTCGGTTTTGCATCTGGAAATTTAATAGGTGGATTATAATATCCGTATTCATGCCTTCCTAGTGTAATAATTATCGTAGATTTATAAACTTTTGATTTGCTACCACGCAAATCATCATACGATGGACATAATGCTTGACACCCTTTAACAATTTGAGAAAATGTAATTATGCACAATTCTTTCTCTTGAACCAAGTTCCAAAGTTCATCCATAGCCTTTTTTGTATCTCTTAGTTCATCATTTTGCACCAAAACATCCAAATGGTCGATTATGAACAATTTATACCCCATATCAATTTCGGATTTCATTGATTTTATCAGTTTATCAACAGTCCAATCGCCTTTTGCCACTTGCTCATGAAATACTAATAATGGCAATCCATCTTTTGATTTCCTTTGAGATTTTTCAAAAACGATTTGGCGGTATTTTTTATACTTTTCTGGGTCTAATGAATGCATTATCTCAAACTTTCTGCTATCCATCCATTCGCCAGTATCTTTTCCATATTCAATCATGACTTCTTCGGTCACAAATGTTCCTGGTGCGTTTTCCAAGGAATATAATACCACGGGACAATCACTATCTCTGGCACTTCGGGTCAATAATCTTGAAACTGTAGATTTTCCACATCCTGAATCACAGGCAATAACAATTAAATCATTTGTACAAACCCCATACAACTTGTCTTGCAGAAATTTTATTGGAAATTCACATAAAACTTTTGTATGCAACATGCTCAATCCTTTTCTTTCAAATTTGGTGGGGCTTTTGTTTGTTTAGGATTGAGACTTATAAAAGCCCCATAAATATCGTTCTCAATCCTGTTTTATATATTATTACAATTCAAATTAAAAATCAAGCATTATTTTATTTGTTGAAACCTGTCATCTTTCTTTGTCCATGAAATAAATGCCGACCTTAAATTTGTAATTGGCAATCCATTTCCCTTTTTCCAATCCTGTGAATTGTAATGATTCCAAAATTCAATAGCCTGCTGTTTAGAACATTCAAACCCACCAACACCTGCGGAATCATCCATATTCTTTGCCCATATTAAAAAATCATCAAGGGTAGGGGGTATAAATGCACCACGAACTTCTTTTCGGTCTTTTCTCTCTATACTCTCTCTTTCTGTTTCTGTTTCTGTTTCTGTTTCTGTTATATAAGGTTTAGCCCCTATATTAGCCCCTATATTAGCCCCTATATTAGCCCCTATATTAGGTTCAGTATTCTTCGCCAAACCCGTAGGATTATTGGATTTTCCATTTTGACTACCTGCAATACCACGTAATCTAATGAACGGCTTGATGGTTTTAAATGTGCGTTCAATTTGCTTATTTTTGCATTTTTCTGCAACGCAATCGTCACCGAAAGCATAATCAATAATCATTTTCCAGCAACTTCCACGCAATCTTTCGGGCAGTATATCAACGGCTTCTTTCATGTTTTCAAATATCCAAAATGCTTTTCCGCTCATAACAACCCCCTATCTTTTGCATAACGAACCAAATCTTCTGCAATTTTGGTTTGCTTCGGGGTTAGTCCATTATTTGACCTGCTATATGATGCCAAACCTATCAAAGTTGTATAATTTGGAATTTCTTTTGGATCTATAATCTTTGCCAAATATGTTAAAATATCAGACCAATTATTAGATGTTGGTTTTTCAACAGTAACCTGAACTGTGTTTTTTGTGAGTGGTTTTCGTTCCATCTCTTTTCTCCTTTCTTTAATAATATACCCTAGAATAATTGCGGTATTCTAGGGTATTTGATTTGGGTTCTCCCCAAAACTCTTTGACGCCGCAATCATCACACCTATCATTATAACCATATTTTTTCAAAAATCAACAAAAAAATATCCCCGACATAAATCGGGGATGTGAAGTATAGGAGACCTTCAATGAAAAAAACTATTGATTTGGAGCAATGCTTTTTCAACGGATATATTAAAGTATATTTTTATAAATGTCAAGTCGTTAAAATTTGCCCACACAGGCGTTTTTATCACAAAGACGATAAACTATTCATTTTTTATACAAAAAGCCACTACATGGGCAATATTTTGTTGTTTTCAATGTATTTTATGATGTCATCAAGATTATCGGCCACCAAATAATGATGTCCCGCTATCTTTTCTATCTTTTCTTGAAATTCTTTCTGCGATCCAGATTGCTTCCCACCATCAGAACATTTTATCATTTTATTCGTCTTTTCTGACCATTTATACTGCGCTGGGCGTTTCAATTCTAAATGCAGACATCCATTCGGTATAAATACCATTAAATCACCACAGCCCTTATAATAACCACTGGCGGTCATTATCATCTGCGTATTACGGCTTTTTATCAAGCCTGCACCAGTGGTTGTGTACATGAACCCTTTCAGTTTCAACCACTGCACTACTTGTTTCTGTAATTGCGTTTCATTGTGATACATTACGGTTGCTTTTTGTACTTTGCCTCTAATTCCAAGCCCGACAACGATGCTTGTGTGATTTCCATTGTGTTATCGCCTGCCTGCACGTTGTTGACACATCATTACCACCTTTATTCTTTATATTTCCATTTATAACCACCTGCTGTTTTTAATACCCCACGACAACAGCCAGATATGTTATTTATAAAGGTTTTCTTTTTTGCTTCGGAAACAGAACCAAAGATTGCAACAATTATATTGTTTTTTATTTGAACAACCTTTTTTGCTGGCTTTGCTGCTGTTTTCTTTAATATATTTAATGCATGGTTTAGATTTTCATTTACACTAACCCATTCTAAATTCTCCATACGGTTATCATCTTTAATGCCGTTAATATGATTAACCTGTGGTTTGTTCTCAGGATTTGGTATAAATGTTTCTGCTACTAATCTGTGAACCTGTTTGTGCTTTAAGATATTGTTTTTGCATAAAGTAACTCTTTTATACCCACGAAGAAGGTGTTGTGAACACAATCTTTCTTCTGTAGGTCTGTGTCCACAATATTTTGACAGGCTTTTTACTCTACCAAAGTTTGATACTTGATAAAGCCCTTCATAGCCAGCAATATCTTTCCAAGTCTCTTTCATATTAACTCTCCGTTGCCGGCAAATCAAACGCTACGTGGATATAACTTGCATTTCCATTAAATGTAGGGTAGCCAGTTAACGTTGAAGCATCGAACGTATGGTCTGGGTCAGACGGGTCAAAATTAGATGGGAAGTGAACCGTACATCCATTTGGGGCATTCCTACCTGTGTCGCTATCAAACAAATATTGGAATTGGTTTGTGCGAGATGAAAAAGTTGATGCTTTTAATCCACCAAAAGTTATTGATTCTAATACATTGCATTGTTTGAATGGCGCAAAAGCAGCCTGACCAGCAAATTGGGCTGTTATATTATTTAATCCATTAAAATTCACACTTTTTAGACTAGAACACCCATTAAACATATAGGAGAAACCACCAGAACCAGTCATAGAAGTTATTGAACTTAAATCCATATTTATTAAACTTGTACACCCACTAAACATACTATTACAAACATTAGTACCGCCCACAGATGTTAAATTACTTAAATCTACACTGGCTAAACTTGTACAATATTGAAACATATTAGCGCAAGATGAAGTATCAGAAATGGCTGTCAACGCACTCAAATCAATACTTGTTAAATTAGCACAATATTGAAACATATTTTGACAGCAATAACTACCAGAAATGGTAGTTAACGAACTTAAATTAACACTTGTTAATCCAGCGCAACCATAGAACATATTATTACAGGCATTTTGCGCTGAAATTGTTGTTAGATTTCCCAAATCTACGGTGGTTATTCCACTGCATTGAGCAAACATATTTGAACAGGCAGCCGTTCCCGACAACGTCACAACAGAACTTAAATCTACACTTGTTAACCCAGTGCAAACTCGAAACATACAGTAACACGCATAATTACCAGAAATAGTTGTTAATGAACTTAAATCTATTGCGCCAGATAACACAGAAGATGGTGTATTATTATAACAATAAGTCAGACAATAATCACCAATATCTGTTGCTGTACTTGGCAACGGCAAAAATGGTGTAGATATGCTATTTTCAATCTTACCATTATTTATACGAAACACTCGATATAATTCAGGCGCTGTTGTTGGCACTTGAACATCTGCATATTCATACGCAGCGACATCGTGTGTGCCGTTCGTGGTTATTTGTTTTGTCCCAGTAGGGGTTGTACCACCACCAGAAATAACTGTATTCATTATAGCCATATCACACTCCTTACATTATAACTACATTAACTGTTAAATCGTTTGTTGGTGTTGCTGTGCAAGTAAATGTCAAACTATCCGTTGCTTGCGCTGTGCAAATAATACCACATTGTGCGTATTCTGCCGCACTACTTGGCGCAGGGCTTACAAACACAATATTATTCGCCGTAACACCAGTTACGCTTATAGTCTGTGTATTAGACGACCAATCTGCCGCCACCAATGTTGGCATTGTGTCTGGAACTGTTAATGTTGGTTGAACGTTAATCTGATTATATACATAAAGTTCCTTCCAAGGTACTATCGTTGTGATAGTAATTACATCGCCTACACTTGGCGTTCCAGAAAATGTAATACCGTATATATCTTGCAATGCTATCTGTGGTATGATTGATTCGTCTGGTGCTTGCCAGTTAGAAGCGCCCAAATATTCAAAATTATACAACCCGCGTGTTAATGCAATATCAGCAGCCCACAACACATCTGTATCAATTGCCAAATCTGACAGTGTAGCCCCCGTTGTTTGCGCTATTGTGCATTTAGCAGTAACAACATCACTAGTTACTTGATAAAAATATCCAGATTTATATGCTGCACTTCCGCTGGTTATCTGTACTTCAATAGAATCGCCATCAGACGGCGTTCCTGTATATGTAATACCAAAATTCGTCAAATCTGATAATTTGAGTGATACTCCACTAACAGACCAAACACCATCATAATAATCAAAAAGATATGGTGCTATACTATCTGTTGGATGTGTAAATGGTGTTTCATACGCTACAAATGTATCAACATCTAATTGAACATCAGATATTGTTTCGCTATACGATATAATATTGCCTGTTATTGGCGCTTCATCTATATCCTGTCCAGAATATTGAAAAATCATTCCATAACACGTTGTAGAATAATTAAGACGCATCCAGTCATTTTCATCTGGCACTAAGCTATTTATCTCATTAAACTGTGGAATATTTTGAAAATCACTTTGAACTTTGCAAATATCCCACCAATAATCTTCACCATTAGTATAGCATTTGTAAAAGCAATCGGTAAAATACTCCCCACCTTCGCTAACATCTGTGCCTACGTACTGAACTATTTTACCAACCAAATCAGCACTTGCTTCTGGCAATTCTGTTAGTTGTGGAATTGCATTAACATCTTCGGCATCTAATACAACGTCGCCTGTTTTACCATTTACAGATGTGACACCGCCACCACCGCCACCGTTTCCAACTGTGCGAATGCATAATTTACCATCATTATCACGGGTATATACATCGTTTTTATCAACGTAATTATCCCCTGATGTCGATACTGTGCGAACAGCCAATTCACCCTGTCCATTTCTTGTTAAAGCATCATCATTCATTTCTTTCTTTCCTTTGGTTTTTTATATTATATACCTTTCATAAAAAGATACAACTCTTCTGTCCGTCTTTTGAACAAACCTTTCAAATTCTGTTTGAATCCAAAATCCCATTGTCGGCATATTTCGGCATAATTCTTTTCTTTTATTGCCACAAACAATTTTGAACGCAAGAATGCACCAGCACCAATATTATATATTAAACTTTCCAGCGCACGTTCCTGATTGTCTGTCAATCCATACGGAATACGTTTATATATTGGCTTAATATTCTTTTCAATATAATCTTCAAGATATTCTTGCGCTTTCTTTTCTGTTATCATATCGCCTTTTTTAACAGGTGTTCCATCAGGATATACTGTCGTGCCATAGCCAATCGTAAGTTTGTGAGCAGGGCAATAATATGCCAACGGATGAAACGATTCATAGCGTTTAATTATCTCATGCATTATATAATCCTTTTCTTTCGATACCAATAATACAGATAACCACCACCAACCAATGCACACACAATAATCAACCAGAATATCCACATGCTATCTTTCGTGGTATTTTCTGTCGTCTGTTTCGGAGTTGATGTCTGCTGCGCTTGTACGTCGGTTGTAGCCGACATCTGATTGCTATCCCCTACTACTTGTATCGTTTGACTATTATCTGTATAATTTATAATGGATTGTGTCGGTTTCTGAATAGGGACACATCCAAACAATACAAATAATATAAAAATTATTACTTTTTTGCTCATTTTTTATATTCTTCCTTTATAAATCCTATTTTCTAATATATACATAACATATTCTAATTTTTTTATCAAATTTCCATCCTTATTGCCATTACGAACATTGTCCAATAATGACCATAATTTATATTCTTCTTGCGTAAGCATCCCTTTTTTATTGTTGTCTTTCTTACAGCATATAACTAAATTTTCAGGTATTGTCTTGCCACCACGATTAAACGGAAGTATATGGTCAAGACTGCCTTCCGAAATAGGAAAAGTCTTATAGCAATATGGACAAACAAATGTATCACTTGTGCTATATAACTTTTTCCATTTTTTCATGGCTCCTGCTCCTTAAAAATCTATTTTTCGCATTCTTTTTCCTTAGGTATTTCTACACCAGTTTTTTCTTCAATCTTTTTCTTAAAATTCATTGTTAAAATATCAAATGCACGCAAGCCAGTTATATCACGCAGATTTTCACAAATACTATATACTTCTAATGCACTAAACACTGTGAATGCCATTCTTGCCAATTCCAAAGACCCAGAAAAATATGTGGGCAATATCAACATCTCTGTAATATGTAATGAAATCGCTGATATAAAATAAGTTGTTATTTTTACTACAACATGAGATAACTTGGAACTCTCTCGCATTTGTCCCCGATAGGGAGCAGCAATAAAACCAGTTATAGTGTCTATCATTATACAAAGCAATAAACCTAACATAGCTGTGTGTATCTGCTGAGTAAATGATACAATCGCCCCCCACAGCATATATATTCCTTTTGAAGAATTCCAAGTTATTTTATACATTTTATGCTTTCTTTATTCTCTCTATTAGTTTTTCAATTAAACCTTTCCCAGTATAATATAGACCTTTGATTACCATTTCACAAAGACCATATATCAAATGCCAAGCATATTTTGCTGTTCCTGTAATAAACGGAATAATCAAAGTTTTGTATTCATTCCAAAGTCTTTTCCATTCCGCTTTATACTGTTCCCATAAACTTTTCCAGATACTTTGTTCTTTTTTTATTTTTTTCATAATTTTTCCTTTCTTAGAAAGGAAATCATACTCAGCATAAAACCTTTCTATTGGGCATTGTATTTTATTGCTCATACTATTATTGTTCTTCTAATTCGTTTATTTCATTACGTATTGCCTGTCTTTGTGCATGCAATTCAGCAATATCATATGGTAAATCTAATCCAGCCAGTTGATATTCAATACATTTAATAATTTTATAATCCATTGTATCTAATTCTGCTTTTAATTCAGCAATACGGTGTTTTTTGATTTCTTCTTCTGTTGGTTCTGGTATTGCCTGAATTTCATATCTGTGAAACGTTTTTTCAACCGTGTGCGTTCTTTCTTCTGGCACATCAACGGTAATTATCTCTGTATGTTCTGGTTCGTCTACAACGACCACCGTTTCTTCTTCTTTGACAATATTGCCATCTTCATCGTATTCAGCAGGTATAATTTCTTCGTGTGTAACCGCAGGCACAACGACTTCTTGTTCCTGTTGAATTACCTCAATATACGTTTCTTCAACTTCTTTGTCTATCGGGTCGATTTCTTGTATCTGTGCATTGTTAGCATTACACCAGACCGCAGCCATTGGTGGGTATTTATCTTCAAAAATCTGACCTATGTAAAATTCTTCGTTCATGATTTGCTCCTTTATGCTGCTTTACCTGATACAACAAACGAAATCTTTCTTTGTGTTCCGCCACGACCATACAGTTGAAAACTTGTTGTTGTTCTGTTTGGTAATCTTTCGCAATATGCTCCAATATATGCTCCATCATCATTCGTGCCATCCCAGCCATTGCCAAATGTCAGTGTATAATTTATATTTGACATTGCAACTGGTAGGGTTATTGTTGCTGTTTCGTAATCGGCTATAGCAATAGATATCCCCCCTTGTTCAACCCAGCCCGAACGGTATTTTCTATACCACGTATAATCATTTTCTGCTGTCGGTTCTTGGCTTTCAATCACAAAGTCAACGTTGTTTGTGGTGTTCAGTAAATTCACGTCGGCTTTTCCATTAAACAAACTTGCATTTAAACCTGCTGTGTTTTCCAGTGCTGTCTGTGTGAAGTTTCCTACATAGAAATACAGATACATTTCTGTTGCAGGTGGCTGAACGGTGTCGCTGTTGCCATAGATTGCGTTTTGTTCGCTTGCATCAATCAAAACAGACGAGGGACTATAAATTGTACCACCACTACCTTGGTCGTGATATCTAGAATCATCGGTTGCATAAGCCGCTCCACCGCCAGCGACTGCATTTGTATCACCAGTAAATTGCACTTTTGCCGTAACATTCGGTAACCCTGCTTCAACATAACCACCAACGCCATTTCTTATACCAGTAAACCCAAACTTTGTTCTCGGCAACTTGAATCTTGTATTTGCAGAATCTATGATATAATACCACGCAACACCTGTCGCATTGTAGATTGCCAAAACGTTGCTTTCTTCACTTGCAGGACATATCTTGTGTCCATCATTTGCCAAGTAGAATTGCACAGTTGTTCCACTGATTGTTTCGCTTTGTAGCGTTTTACCAGCAATATCTGCAACTAAATGGTTGTATGCCACTGAATATGTGACACCAGAGTTCCAAGAGAAATTATCCGCCCTTAACCAACTTGTATTGCTTAACAAATGGTCTGACCATTTTACGTCAAACAAATCTGTCGGTTTCCCAATTAAATCGTTATAAGCACCAGACAATGCAACAGTGGACAAATCATTATAATCAACTGCGTGGAATGCTGTCTTTGGTGTTAGAGATGCTATTTTACCACCAGAAGTTTTTATATAAAACGATACCGCACCGAAACTTTGTGTTTGCGCTCCAGCTGATGTCTGTGTATTATATATTTTGTTTTCAGATGGTCTATACCAACACCGAGAATCAGGACCATCTGGATAATCTTCTTGAACATATACTGTAGGATCAAAAAACGTTATAATTGTTCCACTTGTACCTATGCCACACGTATAACCTCTAGAGCTAGTTAAATTGTTTGTTACACGGACAATAGAATTTGAACAAACCTGATTTTTCAATGTTCCATCTGCATTCCAGCCATCTGGTGCTAAACCTTTTACCCCCGGCAACACAAAAACAGAAGAACCGATATACCCAAAACCATTAAATACTTGGTCTATTGACGATATTGCACCACTTGATACTGTCACAATGGCAATAGGTAATGATTGACCCGGCATGGCAGTGGTTCCATCAGCCCCGTATCTGTTTATAACATTGTTTGTTGTATCGTACCATAAATGCCAGGGGGTGCCGGACAAAGAATCTGTTGTTCCAGATACAGATGTTGTAATCGCCTGATAATTTATATAGTTACCGGGGTTTTTATATATAAATTTTTGTCCGTCGCCGCTTATAGTTATTGATAAATCTTGTGTGGTTGTTACTGTGTCAAATACGCCATCTCCGTTGGGCACATATACCTTTGAACCTGATTTTAATATAAGTGTACCATTATTCAATTCAAGTTTTATATCTTGTGAAATATTTGTTAGGCAATTACTGGTATATGAAAAAAACAAGTCTTTTGACATTATTTGCCCGTCAGCGATTTTTTGGTTTAAATCATTTATAGATTCATTGCTATCGGCTATTTCGTTGCTGATTTCTTCTATGCGTGCCAGCAGGGTTTCTGTTTCTTCTTGGTTTATAATCCGTGCATATTTTGAATAAAAATCATCCAATTCAGTATACATGTCTTTCAATACTTCAATTTCATAATTCATATCTTGATTTAACAATGTTGGGTTTATCTTTTCTGTTGGTTGATAATCAATAATACGCGTCAAAGGTAATTGACGTTTGATAGTAACTGAATCCAAGGCGGTTGGCGCAACATCAAAAACGACTTTGCCACCAATGTATGGAATATCTGCATTTTCACCCCCAGACGTTCCAATTACTGTGAAATCTGTGGCTGTTTGATTGTTTTTAGTTACGATGATGTCGGTATTTTCATAATATGGGAAATTGAAATTAAATTCAGTTGTTGATCCGTTCCCCATGTATGATATTTTTGGCATTTGTTTTTCTCCTTTTGTTATAACAAAAAGCCCGCTGAATTTGACAGCGAGCAAATAAAAAATGGCCGACAAACGTCGTCCATCAATGTTAAACATTATATCATAAACGTGCCCGAAAATCAATGAAAAATTTATTGAACTTTAAAAATAAGATGCTATACTCATCCGTAGAGTATTTACAAGAGGTAATAAAATGAAAAAATTTTTAGTTGTGTTAATTTGTTCCTTGGCGGCTTTGTTTTTATCAACGGATACGCGTACTTTTCGCAAAAATTTATCGAATGATGTTTTTCGTACTGACGTTTTTGGTGTAAGCAACAAACCGAGCATGGTTGTATCGTCAGAAGAAGCGAATATAACAAAACCAACATGGTGTGAAGATTGCATAACAAGTTCTGGTAGTTTAAGCGACATTAAACAAAACGTAACATGGTCCGTGCAGGCTGTGAGAAATGGTAAAATGATTATAAGGTTGATGGGGCCGGATGTAAGATTGGATAATAGACGCATCCCAGTTTATGTTGTTTATAAAAATCTGGTTGTTGATGGCGCTTTGGTTTTGGCTGAGCCAGTCATTGTATCGCATGACAAGCCATACAAATATACAATGGATATGAAAGCGGGACAAAAGGTTGAATTTTCTGTTATGCCTGAAAAAGCCGGTGTATTAGATTATTGGAAAACACTGCATGTTAAATGGTATATGTTTGCTTTGTATTTTGTATGTTTTGTTGGTATATTTGCAATACTAAAAAAATTGTTAAAGAAAAAATCAAAGTAAAACATTAAAGTTGTCGTTTTGAACAAAAACGCACCGTTTTAGGTGCGTTTTTGTTTGCCTAGGTTGTGGTGCTAAAAAATAGTTGTATTTAAAATGTTTTTATTACAAAATGAAAGAATAAAATCACAAAAGGGTTTATTGATGCCTAAAACAAAACGTTTGTTTTTATTTGCTGGATTTGATCGTGACAATGTTATTGATGATACGTTGGTTTATTATGTCAATGCTTTGTCAAAACTGGGTGATATAGTTTTTTTTATGGACAATGATATTGATGATACAGAAATAAACAAGATATCAAAAATATCGAATGTTTTACATGCATCTGCTGCGCGTCATGGTGAATATGATTTTGGTTCATATAAGCGGGCTTTTGCATGGGCGCACGATAAAAAAATATTAAACAAATATGATTGGGTTTATTTTGTAAATGATTCTGTGTTTGGTCCATTTAATGATTTAGAACCGATTATTACAAAACAAGAAAAATCAGGCGCTGATATGATTGGAATGTCGTCTAATTATGACGGATATACCCCGTTGCATATTCAGTCTTGGTTTGTTGGTTTTGATAAAAAGATTTTTACCAGTGAATTTTTTGAAAACTTTATTCGTAGCATAACGCATATTCCGAATAAAATGCATCTGGTGTTAAAATACGAGGTTGCGCTGACTAATATAGTATTGCGTCACGGTTTTAAAATGAATGTTATATTGGACGCGCACAATACTGATATGTATGATGATCCGCGCCCTGTATTGGTTGCTGGGGTCCCATTTATCAAAAAAAGCGCAATGTCACGTGTATGTGATTTGTGTTTTATTTATCCTCATATGGATGATGAAGTGTTATTAAAACATGTAATCGCTTATATGAAACGCTATGATATCAAATTAGACAAAGATTCTTATCGTGATGTTTATGTGTTAAAGTTGTTTGGGGTGCCAATTTTGCGCATTACGTCTAAAGATTCAAAATATTATAAAATATATTTGTTTGGATGTGTGCCGGTTTTGAAAATTATTAAAAATGCATAGTATTTGAGTGTTAGGTTTATACAAAAGGTTTATTGTATGCCAAAAGAAATTAGATTTTGTCAGCCAATTGGAAAGTATTATTTTTTGTCGCCGCTGTCTGCGCATCCAATTAAAATGACTGTTGACGGACAAGAATATGTTTTCCCAACGGTTGAACATTATTATCAGGCAATGAAATTTTATGCGTCGGACAAAAGATTTAACACAATTATGGAACTAAAAAATCCTGATGATGCACGGTTGCTTACCAAGACGCCAGAATATAAAATAAATCGCAGAAAAGATTTTGATAAAATTAAATTTGATATTATGGAAAAGGCTTTACGCGCTAAATTTAAACAAAATCCTGATGCCGCTGAATTATTAAAATCAACTGGTGATGCAATATTGATAAAATCGTGTCCTGTGTGTTATAAATGCGGATTTGGTATAGGTTCCGGTATGAATCGCATAGGCAAAGTTTTAATGCAAATCAGGACAGAAATTCAAAAATAATTGAAAGAGAAATTATGATTAAATGAATCTATTTACGTCAAATTCAAATTCTGTTTCCGACACATTATCACGTTTATGATTTATAAATTCTTTTATTTTTTTACCACCTAACAATTCATACAATTTACACACACGACTTCCGGTCAATGTTCCTGTGGTAAACTTGTTTGCACCATTATTTTTAACACGTTGTGAAAATTCTTTAACCAAACTTAGTGCAAATTTTATATCACCAATAACGGATTCATCTACATATAATGCTATTAACTGATAATTTCCGTCTTCGTCTTTCATGCCACCGACAGACCCCACAACTTTACCATTTGCATTTTCTGCGACTATATTTATAGCATTTTTATCACGAATTATATTCGCCATTTTTTCTATTCTGGCGGGACTTAGGTATTCTTGAATTTTATTTTCTAAATACTCTTTTGTATGAAGTTCAGCAAAAGAACGTCTATAACCAACAGCAATAATTTGTTGAATTGCTTTTGCATCCTCGGGAATTGCGTTTCTAATTTTTATTTCCATATTATGACCCTTTTTATGAGAATTATACCACAAAGAGTTCAAAAGTAATGAAAAATCGTAATTTTCTAAACTCTAACTTTCGAACTCGGTGAAAGTATTGCAAAACAAAAGAAAACTTGCCACGATGGGCAAGTTTTGAAACTTTGGTTGCGGGAGATGGATTTATTTCGCTTTGCTTTATTGGCTGCGGATTTTTGTTGATTTATAACGAATGTTTTGTAGTATATAAAAATAACCAAAGGTTAAATATATGAAAATATATTTTGATATGGACGGGGTATTGGCGTATTTTGATGCTATGCGTCCAAACGATAAAGATTTGAATCATCCAAGTGAAGATTTATCGCCAGAAAAACGCGCTGCAAAGGAAGTATTTTGGCACGAAATAGAAAAACAACCTAATTTTTGGCGTGATATTCCGGTGATGCCGAATACTGAGTATTTGTTAACGACCGCGTTTGATATTGGGGAAATTTTTGTGCTTAGTAAAACACCCGGGGCAAAAAAGTTTGTTGGTGGTCAAAAATATGTAGATTTTGTTGCAAATGAGAAACACAAATGGATAACAAAACATTTAAATAAATTTTTTGATGCAAAACATGTGATTATTTGTGATGGTCCCAAGGGCGAATTAATACATCCAAATAACAAAGATATATTAGTTGATGACAGACAGGAAAATATAAACGAATGGGAATTACACGGTGGTGTTGGTGTTTTGTTTACCAATGCGGTTGATACAGCAAAAAGGTTGGTTTTGTTAAAAAGCCATACAAATTTAAAATAA